AGTCGCTTCTATCTTTTTGTAGACTTACTTCTTCAGGTCTCCAAAAATATCCTAGCATTGTTTGATTCAATTTATCAAACACAGGGAACTTAAACACATCATACCTTTGTGTGTTTTGATCTGGTCCAAAGAACATATGGCTCTTTGTAAAGTCTACTTTTTCTCTATTAAATACTGTCTTACTCACTGTCTATTCCTCTTCCCTATATAGCACAACTATCACAAACTTCTTCTTCATCTTCTAATGGCTTACCATCTGGTAGTCCCACTTGAGGTTCAAAAGAGTTTGTTGTCTCTGTCTTAATTTCCTCTTCACTTGGATCACTCTTGAAGTCATAAGTGTTTTGATAGTATGATGTTTTCCAACCATACTTATATGTTGTTAACATATCTTGTAACATAACACTCATTGGAACTTCGTTGTTCTCAAAATGAGTTGGATTGTACGACCAATTACCACTAATGGCTTGATCAAAAAACTTCTGCATTACTGCAACGATATTTATGTAACCTTCGTTACTTGGCATATCCCACAACAACGTATAGTTATTCTTTAACGTAGTATACTGTGGAACAATCTGTTTAAGAGGCCCTTTTTTGCTTTTCTTAACGGACAAGAACCCTCTAGGTGGTTCGATTCCGTTGGTTGCGTTCGACACAATGGAACTGCTCTCCGAAGGCATCTGTGCGGACAATGTGCTGTGCCGTAAACCGTGGGCTGATATGTCATTGCGTAAAGCAGACCAATCATACTTTAATGTAATTGAACATATCTCGTCCAACTCCTTTTTGTATGTGTCAATAGGTAAAATGCCATCACTATATTTAGTACGGTTAAAATATTCACAAGCACCTTTTTCTTTTGCTAATTCATTACTTGCAACTAACAAGTAATATTGAAATGCTTCTGATAGCTCATGTACCTTAGTAAGTGCTTTCTTATCTGAATACTTAACACCATGCTTCGCTAGATAGTGTGCAAGTCCAATGTAGCCTACGCCTAATGAGCGTCTTGCTTTTGTACTTACTTCAGCGGCCTTCACTGGATACTTTTGATAATCAATAACTTCGTCTAATGCTCTTACAGCCAAGTTACATAAGTCCTGTAACTCATCTAAGTCTTTTAGTGTACCAACATTGATTGCACTTAAAATACATAATGCAATTTCACCTTCAGGGTCATCAATGTGTTGTAAAGGTTTAGTAGGTAATGTAATCTCTTGACATAAGTTACTCATGTAAACTGTGTCTTTGAATGAACTGTGTGTATTAGCATGGTCAACGTTCATGATATAGATACGTCCTGTTTCAGCACGTTCTTTGATCAACGCAGAAAACAATTCCATTGCTTTTACTTTGCGTTTCCTTAATGAAGTCTTGCGTTCATACTTTTCATATAGTTCTTCGAATAGTTTTTGGTCGGAATAGAAAGCCTCATATAAATCTGGTACATCATGTGGCGAGAATAAAGTTATGTCTTTATCAGCTAACATCCTTTCGTACATCAATTTATTAAGTTGAATACTGTAATCTAATCTACGTACTCTGTTATCCTCAGTACCTTTGTTATTCTTTAGTACTAGGATGTCGTCAATTTCATAATGCCAAATAGGGAAGTGTGTAGTTGCATTGCCTCCACGTACTCCGTTCTGTGTACAACATCTTACAGTTGACTCGAACTTTTTTAGAAACGGAATCAGGCCTGTGTGTGCTACTTCGCCACCTCTAATTTTAGAGTTGATTGCTCTAATACGTCCTGCATTAATTCCTATTCCTGCTCTTTGTGCCGTGTATCTGCCAATTGCCATATCACTACTAAAAATACTATCAAGGGTGTCATCACTATCAACAAGAACGCACGAAGCAAACTGTCTAAGAGGTGTACGTACACCGGCCATGATTGGCGTTGGGATATTGATTTTAAAAAGGGAGGTCGCATCATAATATCTCCTTACGTAACTCATACGTGTTTTTTCTGGATAATCAGCAAACAATGTTGCCGCGATCATCATATACATTACTTGTGGAGACTCATATATTTCTCCTGTGCTTCTATCTTGCACAAGGTACTTGTCTACTATCTGTCTTAGACCTGCGTATGTAAAATTCTCATCTCTGTTATGCTTGATGTATTTGTTTAATTGCTTTAATTCTGTTTCAGTGTACTTGTCTTTGATTGACGCATCATATACACCACGTTCAATATTTCTATCAATAATCTTTGTAAGAGGAGCAGGACTGTATTGACCGAACGTTTCTTTATAAATTGGATATAACAACAACCTTGCCGCCGCATACTGGTAGTTGGGATTCTCTAAACTAATTAAATCGTTTGCACTTTTAATTAAAATTTCTTGTATTTCTTCCGTGGACATTCCATCATAGAATTGAATGTTAGCTGTCATCTCAATCTGTGATGCACTTGTACCCGTCAAGCCTTCCGTGGCTTCTTCAACGACAAAGTGTATCTTATTAATGTCCAGGGGCTCTACTGAGCCGTCGCGTTTTTTGATGTGTATACCGACGCCATTTGACATTCTCTATTGCTCCTGTTAATTTTTAATTCGTATTCGTAATGATAAAGTATTTATTGTAACGCCGGCATCTTATAAATGCGTTGTGAAACAAATTGTGTGGGTAATTCAGCCTTTTGAACAACCTCATTATATTTGTAACATAATACATTATTGTTAATGCAAACAGGATAACATAATTCCTCATTACTGTAGTCCGTAACTATATGTATCTCGAACTCACTCCGAGAAAACCTATTAGTTAATTGTAAAGTATAACACACCCCCAAGCTGTTTGTCAAGTCGCAAATGCTGTTTTGAGCAAGTAGTTCCCATGGAGTGGGCCAAGTAGTCTGATCCCAAGGGTCAACACCTAGCTTACTTCTTGGCATCTTGTTGTAATAATCAATTACTTCCTGGAAAGGATTTAGACTTACCTCTAGTTGTTCTCTAAAGTTAGTCCAGTTAACGAGTTTTGTCTCGTATTCTCTGTTTGGCATATTACGTTTTGTAATGTACTTTGAATAATATGTCACCTGTGTCACTCGTTGTCGTGTTCTTCATTGAAACAACCAGTGTATCATTTGTTCCGTCTGTGTTTTCATCCGTTAATGAAACACTAAACTCAACATTATATTCATATGCACTAGCACCAAGGTATGTAAAGTTGTCAGTTACTTTAGATGTGTTATCATTTAAGTTAACAAGTATATCTAATGAACCTTCTCTTACTGCATTTACCTGTGAGCTTTTGTATATGTAATCTACAACTATGTTTCTAGTAGCATAGCCTGGAAATTTTAATACTCTTACTGCGGAGTTTTGTTGTGTTACAGGAAACCTATAACTAAATTCTAAATCAAAAACTCCTGGTCCTTCAACTTCTGGAACATATCTATAACCTGACATAAAGTTTTGATCATAACTTAAATTTGCAGTTCTGTCAAACCAGTCATTGCTAGATGAGTTAGAAAGAGCAGTACCATCTGTAAAGTTTATAACACTATAAACTGCGTTACCTTCAGTACCACCATTGTTACCTACACTAATAAACTTGTTATTAACTGAGGAATTAAACTGTCCTTTGTTTACCCATAATGCTTGTCTATCAATATCATGGAACTGTGAACTCTGTACAATATTTCTTTGTGGACCTGTAGCCATTCCTACTTGACCAATGCTTGTATTCTCACCATATACTATTCCGTATCTTAATGTGTCGAACTCACAATCTGTAAATGTATTTCCAACAACATCAAAGTCTGAGTGTACGCCTGTTGCGTAACCTTTCATATGGATATCTTTAAATTTATTTCTGTTACAAGATACAGCAGTTGATAAGCTGTTCATTCTAATTGCAACTTGACTTGATCCTGGAGTTGCTCCACTTGTCCAAGCACCTGTAATTTTTAAATCTTCAAATGTACTTTCTTTACAAGAAGTTAACAATATACCTGCGTTTGTAGTATTTTGTATTAATGTAAAACCTTTTAGTGTAATCTTATTAGCTTGGTTCAATGTTGTACTTGAACTGTCCTGTGCATAACTTCCTGGTGTTGATCCTGAGTTTACAGTTTCAAACACAGGAACATTCGCACCTTGTGTAATTTTTACCTTGTCACTTCCTGCTCCAATGACTGTTGCATATGGCGGAAGTTTTAAACTTGCACTCAATAAGTATTCACCTGCTGGTACCTTTAATGTAACTCTACTTGCAGTTGAACCTTTTGTTGCACTATTAAGGAATAATTGATCAATAGCTCTTTGTAATACTACTGTTTGATCTGACCCATCACCAGTTGCACCATACGACTTAACACTTACTTCTTCGTCTAGTACTTCTTGTAATGTTCTAGCAGTAGGCAACATAGCAGTTGAGCCTGTTTGCATTGTACTGATGTTCTTTTGATATGTGTATTGATCTGCAAAACTAAACAGGTTGTCATATTGTGTTAGGATCTTTGTATTTCCAACTGCTGGTGAGCCTTCAGAAACTGATCCGTTACCAATAAACAATTCACGTGAGTCCACTGCCCAACCAAACTCACCACCTGCTAATTGTGGTATGCCTGATCCAACGTTCTTTTGACCTCTACGTACTTGTATTCTTGAAATTTGTACTATTGCCACTTACTTGCTCCTTATTACAAGTATTTATGCGAAACGGTCATAGTACATATACACACGATCCCACCATTTAGCTTCCCAGGCCTTAAAATCGTCTGGCCATACATCAAATTGCTGATATTCTCCTGCACGACTGCACATGAAAACGTGGCCTTCTTGTATGTTAGTTCCGTATATCTCGTTGTGGGCTAGTGCATAGGCAGTTAATTGTAGCTTATAATCATCTACCCATTCTTCCTTCTTAGGCTTGTTAGTTTGCTTGAAGTCCATGATACATTCTTCGCCTTTAAAGACGCCTACGAGGTCTGTAGTGCCGGCGTAAATCTTCGGGTGGTATAATTGTACCTCAGAGCCCCATATTTCGTCAATATTGACTAATGCGGCGTCTTTAATCTTTGTAGCCATTTCGTTAGCTTGTTGGCTATACGGGTTGCTACCTGCTTTAGGCCATTCACCTGTTTCTACATAGTCCTCTAAAAATTTGTGCATACGAGTACCTACACTTGCGGCCTCTGTAACAATCTCCTGTGCTTTCTTTTCACCTACTCTTTTTCGCCAAGCAATTAAGGCAGACTTGTCTTTTGTTTTATCTAGTATAGTTGTTACACTTGCGACACTATTACCGTCAGGACAAGCATATAGGCGTTTGCCTTCTTTAGACTCTTTCTTTATCTCTTTGTAATTAAACTTCTGTTTGATCAGGCTCATTCGGCTTGCTCCATGTTGCTTTAAAATTAATAACTAAACATCTTCTTTCATGTTTGTAAGGATAAGTTGCATGGCTAACGTTACCATTCATAATAATAGTTTTACCTGGACTAGGTGGAAACTCATGAAACTCAATCTGTGTGTTAGGGTGTGCCATCATTGTAACAAGACATCCGTCCTGTGTAAACATATCATCTTCTTGCTTATGATCAAAATACATAACTGTACTAATTAAGTCTTCCTTGTTAGTATGATTGTGTATGCCTTGGTAACCATAAGGCTTGTAGTTAATATACCAAGCCTGGTCGGGCTCAATGCTTGTAACAGGAATCTTTTGATCCTGTATCTTTTTCAATACCCAATCGGTGTAAGCCAACGATATTGAATTTAAATCTAAATTATCTTGCACTCTATCAGGATAGTCAACAGTTTCAGTAGAACTCTTTCTCATTGTGATGTTCATACTTTCATACTCATCATACTCTGTTTCTATGATGAACTGCCCTTGAGCAAAATAATTATTATCCATTAGGTGTGCCTGGGTTAATTGGAGTTACCATTCCTGGAATTTCTTCATCTTCGCCATAGTATTCAAAGTCGAAGTCTACAACAAATGTTCTACGTGGAGCCTTAGCAGGATAAACACCATGCCATACTCTACCGTCTAGGATAACAGTTCTACCTGGGTAAGGTCCAAACTGTGTCATAAGTTGTGTGCCATCTGGATTAGGCATTAGGGTATATAACATTCCATTGTCAGCAGACTGTTCATTAGTTCCTGTAGTAGGTTGTGAGTCCATTGCCATTACCATACTAATACATAGTGGGCCATGATTGTGTATTGCTTGGTAGCCTCCGTCATTGTAGTCTACACACCAACACTTGCTTACCTTGATGCTCTTAACGGGCACCTGGTTACGTCTAATCTGTTTCATTACCCAGTTCATTAACTTATCCCAATTAAGTTTATCAAACTTGTTTTGATCAATAGGTGGAAAGTTAGATCCTGGATTTGCTTTGTTTACATCAAACTCTGTTTCATTTAATGTTTTAGAACTAGGAAACCCTACTTGCTCCGGAGTGTCTGGATTCATCTTATCCGAACGTACTACTTCGCCACCCCACTCGGGTAAGTTCTTAGGAGTAACATCATATTGATATCCTCTGAAAGTAGTTTTGATCTTACTTTCATCTTCTCCTCTATATTCATCTTCAAATAGTGTTAAGAATTCCTCGTAGAAGGGACACTTAACATCAATGATCCATTGGTTCATTGCACTATGAAACTCTGTACTCATGTTAGGATTTTGTCTTTCAAAGTACGGTGTCTTGTGTTCAGTCTTTTCTATTGCCATTACTCTTCCTTTCCCCAGCCACCTGGGTTGTCCCAACTTGTATAATACGGATCGTTAAAGTTAGGATCGTCCATACCCTCTACTGCATTTACTTCAGGTACATAATGTTTAAGCATATTCTCTACACCCATCTTGAGTGTTACGGAACTACTTGCACAGCCTGAACAGGCTCCACTCATTAACATAAGGGCAACGCCTGTTTCCATATCAAAGTCTTGTAGCTTAACAACACCACCGTGCATTTCTACACTAGGTTGAATGTTCTTTTCTACGATACTTTCAATCTCTTTAATAATTTCTTCTTTGGTTCTGTCTTGTGCTACTGTCATAATATTACGTTGCTTCTATCCCTACCATCTGTATTGATGGTAAATGTTATTCGGTTGCCATTACTTTTACTTGCTTGGGTCTTGTGAGTTAACCAGCCAGGAAATAGTAAGACATCATTTGTATTTACATTAACTTCTCTCCAGTAGTCATGTATTGTGTTTTCTGGTATGCGTGAGTAATGAGACCAGTTAGTTCTTAACAGTTGTTCAAACATTAAGTTACCACTGTCCTCTGGTACTTGTACATAAGCTGACACTACCACGTTGGTTGAACCATGTTCATGAGGTAAAGTATGAGCATTGATATTGTGTATATTGGTCCAACTTCCCGTGGCAACGACATCTGTGTACTGAACGTCCCATTCACGTAAACAAATTTCTATCTTGGGTCTTAACCAAATCATAAAATCTTTATTACATTCCCACTCGTGCGGAGGGTTTGGATGGCCAGCCGTTGACTTGCCTCCATCTGCTTCTGTCTGATGCAGTTCAGCTTCTTTGGATTGGTAATCTAAAAAGGCCTGGACATCGAATCCTGGCTCGTAATTATATTTCCAAACTAGATTTGGTAAGATTTTTACTTCGCTCATTGTTATACCTCATACACTAAAGTATATAACAAAAAAACTAGTTTGTCAAGTTAAAGATTGGCTTGGGTTGCTCGTTGTGCCATTTGATCAACTTCATCAGGGGCATCACTTGATACTGGTGCATCGGAGTCAGCTTCTTTCTTTGTAGAAAGTGTAACACCTTTGTCATCAAAATTCTTTACGTAGGTTTTCAATTCTGGATTTGCGTCATATACTTGTTTGAAGCCATCGTAGTCAAACTGTTGAAAGTCCATGTTTAACATTAATTGATTGAGTGCTTCAAATGAAAGGTAAGCAGGCTGATCTTGATGATCAGCACTACCTATCTGATTTCTAAAAATTTGTACGAGTGCCTGTTTGGAATTTGTAGCCTCAGTTACTTTGACTGACGTACTACCTTTTTTTTTGAGTCAGTTAATACCTGACCTAGTCTTCTGCTTCGTTCTATGGATTCTCGTTTTTCTCTGTCTGCTACTTCTTCGCCGCCTGTTGCTGGCTCACTTGCACCAAACTCATCTGCTACTGGTTCTTCAGCACCTGCGTCCGCATCAACTGTTGGTTCCATTTCAGCTTCAGGATCTTCTGCTGGAGCTTCTGTATCTGTTCCCATAGTCTCTGGAGCGCCTTCGCCTGTTACAATGGCTACGCCACCGGATAGTGCTTCTCTTGTAGTTTCAAAAACTGTGTATAAATTTTCTAATGCTGGTTTTACAGTATTGATGAATTGTTCTGATTGTTCCGAGCCCATTTCGTCTCTGATCTTATCGCCTAATTCAAGCATGGATTCTGTTTGCATTTCTGCTGTGTCTTCCATCCAACCTGTTACTCTGTCTACCATGTCCTTTGCGGCCATTACTAATGTTGCTGATTCCTCAGCACCTTCTTTAATGTCTTCCGCATCGTCGTCTTTACCTTGCTTTTTAAGTATTGCTTTCTTTAAGCCTGCTGGTAATTTCTCTTGACCTTTTGTTAAATCTTCGTCAGCTACATCTTCTTTTGCTTTTTTATCCTTAACGGCTTTCTTCATTGGCTCTTTTTTATCGCCATCACCGTCCATGTCTAAAAAGTCTGGTTTTGATTTAGCTCTTTCGTGCATCTCTTGGTTGATTACGTCTAGGAACATTCTACCTTTTTGATATGCATCGCTTGTATGAACTGTATCGAAACTTTCATTTGTTTCAACTTGGCTTAATTGTGTACGTAATCTGTTACGTGCATCTTCAAGTTGTTCGTTAGTAAAGTCTTGTAAACGTAATTTCGTTCCAAAGGTTTTTGCTAGTGACTCATTTAGGTCTTTAGCTGATACAATTTTAAGTTCGTTTATTTTCATAGCTCTTGTTCCTATCGTTATAGTTATTTATCATCAATCGTCAAAGATGAACTCGTCTAACTGGCAGATGTATGACCAAGTATGGTCTTTAGCCAACTCAAAACGCATTTCTGCGGCTTCTCTACGCATATCATCGTCTGTTTGCTCTATGGTATGCTTGTGGAAAATACTGTCCATATAGTGTTTACCCAGCTTTTGATCCAAATCTAGCACGGTTCTTTGGGTATGTTCGTCATTTCTAGCTCTAGCTTTAGCTAATGCTATGGCACCACGTTTACTAAAGGTTGTAGCGACTCTCTTGTGCGATCCAACGTCAAATATCAAGTAGCCACCTTCTTTTTTGGATTCTCTGAATATAGTATTCTTAATGCGTACCGACTTACCTTTGCCTTTAACAAATGGAATATGTACCTTCTGAAGGCCACTTTCCATTATCTCGTCTAAGTCTGATTGTAATTTAGTCGGATCCATTAGCAACTACCACTGTCATTCCGTTACGGTTAACTTTAGTTATAAGAGCTTTTCTTATAAGTCCTTCGATAACGAATTGTTCTCTCTCTGGGAAAGCATGAAATGGAACAGGATGTTGTACTTTTTCAAGTACTTCCTTTTCCTCATTACTTGTTTGAATACTGAATTCTCCTAATAAATCATTTATCTTCATTAAACTACCTTACCTGCCATTGGGTTTGTTCCACCTGTGGCCTTGTCAGCTTTTTGTTTGACTATCTGATCTAGTTCTTTTTTATTATATACGAATGCTTTTGGTTCACCTGGTTTTGTTTCCGGGTTGGCTAATGTAATCATATCGCCCTTAACATCGTCAATATCGAATTCAGTTTCTTTTCCCCCTTGAGTGGGTATTGCTATTTGTGATCCTTTTTTAAGGATAGCTTTTGAAACTTTACTTTGTGCTTGTTTGACAGCTTTCACTGCCGCCGCGCCTATGCCTTTTGCTTTACCGGCACCGACTTTACCTAATTGAGCTCCTGCTTTAACACCGGCCTTAGCCGCCGCAGATCCCATCTTTGCACCCACACGTCCTAGTGCGGCTCCAATAGCTGGAACGACTTCAACTACTTGTTGTTCTTCAACTGGTTTTGTAAAGTCCTTTGCTCTCATTTATTTCTTTCTTCTTCCTGTCTTAAATTTTTTTCGTCTTGTTGGAGCCTTTTTATAACGTTTTTGCGTCTGTGGCTTGTTAGCAGTTGTAAGTCTTTTGGTAAGTCCACTTGCCCGTTTTTGGCGTTGGGTCTTAACTTTCATTACACTACCTCTACGTGCCTTAGCTCTCTTTATATTTATAGCACTACCAACTTTCTTTACCGCGTTACAGGTTGACGGTTGTGCTACAATTCTGCCCTTACGTGATCCGCTTGTACATCTATACTTACGAACAAGTTTACCCTTGTTCTTACCCCAGATCTGAATAACTCCCTCTTTGATAGACTCAGTCATTATGTCTTTGATTAACATACTACCCTCTTCTATTCAATGCTTGTACTCTACGTGAAGCTGGATTTGTACGTTTGGTACGTCTAGCCTTCCTCATCATACGAGCACCTATTCTAGCTCTAGTGCGTTTCATAGTTATTCGTGCCTTCATATTAGGTGCCGCAAAGCATTGTGCCATCTGTTTAACAATACGGCCTTTGCGTCTACCTGCCGTGCAACGATACTTACGAACGACCTTCTTACCAGATCGAGCCCATATTTGCTTTTCGTCTAACGGTTCATATATCTCACGTAATAGCATACGTGTATTTATCTATGTGTTTGGGGAAGTGTTTTGGTTTGGATTATTGAGAGTTTAGTAATATTACTATTATAGTTGACAGTAGTCCAGCTACAATCGTACCTGCTGAGCCTATCAACACTTTTGTCATTGACTTGTTGTTATTAGTAATGTCTGCGTGGATATGCTCAACTTTCGTTTCGATCTTGCTCAGACGAAGCTCTAAGTTATTATATCTCTGTTCGCATAAGTCTACGTGTGCTTCTAGACTTTCTTTTTCTAATTTAGTGGCTCTTGCCATCTTTATCTCTCCATTCCTTAATTTATCGTGGAAGGGGCCTATAATTTAATCGCCTAGTACTTGATGTAATGTTTGCCTTATGTTAGTATTTATACAACCGAGTCTGGAGTATTATCTACTAATTTAAAGATCACGTTACGTGATTCTTCATCTTTTGTTCTAAAAGCATTGTTATTAATTGTAATGCTTTCAGTGAGTCCTGCTACCACAGGTACTAGATCAAAGTCGTCTTTAAGGAAGTCTACACTCAAAGCACCTTCTTGTTCAATGCTAAACTTAAAGTACCACACCTTTTGTTTACCCGTATAAGCTGTACCAAACTCGCTCTTGGTGATGTCTAGTCCTTCAACAACACTTGGTGCTTCGTCAAAGTATGGATTGGATCTCAACCCTATCACCTGCAGGAATGTATTCCAATTAGCCTGTTGATTGATAGCTGTCCTATCATCTGATCGAAACTTTGTTTGGTTAGTCTGAGTTATATCTATTAATGTAGCTACTTCAAAGTTCATACTCATACTTATAGTCGTAAAAAAAGGGCGGAACAAATAATGAACCGCCCTTTAAATTAGTTTTAGTAACTAACTACTTAACTTTGGATTACGCCGCTGTTAATGTAGAAGCCGCCGCAACAGTTGTTCCACTAAAGTCGATGTTGTTTGGTCCAACAGTTGTTCCTAGGTTTCTTAATACAAATTGTAAAGAAGCCGCGTCATGTTGTGATCCGTCAACTAAAAGTGTTGCTACGCCTGTGTTAGCATCTGCGAAAGATGAACCAATTGCGTTTGTAGCCATCATGATAGCCTCAACAGCTTCGTTAGCCGCATCGTCTTCTGCTCTGATATCTACTGCCGCGTTAGAGGCATTTTTTACTGTTACTAAATAAGCGCCAATGTTAGCACTTGATCTGTATGATCCAACAACGTAGTTGCCAAATCCATTTACTCTTGTTACTCCAGCCATTTTATTTCTCCTATGTTCTAATGACCATACACACGTTTCTCTTGTGTGGTATGTTACTAGTATTTATAAGTTTTTGGAAAAAACCGGAGTTATCGGCGTTGTTTGGCTCGTTTTTGTAAGGATCGTAACATTTGTACGTATCCTGGCCCTGCTTTTACGATATCATCTATCATTTCAATAGCAGGCATATATTGTTTTACGAACGTGCTTGGAACACTTTGACCATTCTTTGCAAGTTCTAAAAACTTTTTAGTACCTACTAAATTTCTTGCACCAACTAGATATCTGTATAAAGATAATTCCTTACCACTAGTTGAAAGGTCTGGTACACTAATGATTGGTTCGTTGTCCTTGACTGTTCCTGTTTCTAAATCTCTTTCAGCTACAAGTTCTTCTAGGAATCTAATTATATCACTGCTTCTTAGTTTAGCTCTAACGGCTAACACTAGTCTAGTAGCAATTTTCTTTCTGTCATATGTTGCTAGGTTTTGAAAGTTAGTAAGTTGTCTACGAATGGCTTTGTAATCAGCATTGGAGATACGTAATGCCGATTCAATACCCATAAACGTTTCACTAGTTCTTGATGACATCCCACTTGAAAGTGTAGTAAGATATCTATTGATTGCCATCATTGGTAATGTAATTCTTCTAGCAACCATTCTAGCACTATCAGGATCTTTAAGTTTAGCTAGAGCTTCATCATCTCCATTCACAAAGTAAATGAAGTTGTGTAAGTCAGTACCCTGCATCTGAAAGCGATTGTAATTAACTGCCTTCGTTGCTTTTGCATAAGCCCTTGAGGCTGATGTATACTTTGGATACTGTCTAAGAAGTTCAAGAACAAGTAAACTCAGATAGAGTCTTTCACAGCAGTCATTAAATGTTAACTTTGCTGTGTCACCCGAGTTGCGGGTCATTCTTGCTTCGTATAGCTCTTCTAGAAACTCAAGTTCCATTCTTGTTTTCCTTATACTTTTTTGCTTTCGTATGCACTTCTGGCTTGCATTTCAGGATTCACTAGTTCTTTAAATTTAAGAACCATCTCTTTAGGTCCTGGCTCACCAAGTAATGCACCTAGCATATCTTTCTTGCTGTTTACGTCTTTTGTAAACTCCATCTTCTGGCGTTGGTTATAGTTACCTGTTAGCATCTGCATGATTAAATCAGCCTGCCAACCTTTGATCTTAAACTTACCACCATCTGATGTTGTAACAGTATTAACAGGATTTGGATTACCCTGTGAATCTTTTACTTTGTGTACTTGGTTGATTAGTGATACGTGTTTATCACCAAATCCTTTTTCTAGATCACCACCATCTACGTCAGCTGGATCTATTTGTTTCTTTAAAGAATCAATAGCATCTTGATCGTCTGCATCTATTTCTTTAATAAAATCAGTTGCTTTCATTATTATCTCCTATCGTTGTACTGCTCTGTTCGCCGCACTAAAGCCAGCACGGTTAACAAATTTAATATCACCAGTTGGGTGAGCTAGTACATATCCTTCGCCCCCTGGTTTATCTCCTATTGATGCTTGTACATCAGCAGGTTGTTTTTCTAGTTGGTCGATAATGTTGTTCTTAACATTCATTATTCCACTAACTATGTTCCATAAAGCCGTAAAGGCTGTCATGTTCGTTTTAACATACTCAGTTATCTTTGCCTTTTTGTTATTGCTAACAGCACTACTCTGTAGCCATTGCATAAAGTCTTTGCCTAAGTTGTCTAATCCTGTATCTGTTTTTACGTTTACGTAATTATATAATATGTCTGCAAAGTTTGACAGTTGCATTTGTTTCAACTTACCTTTGTCAAGTAAAGTATCAATGCCTGCCGCATTCTTGTTAACGATAGCAGTAATTTTATTAACACCACTCATGTCTACTTCTGGTGCTTGTTGTACAGTGACTGGAGGTAACACTAATAAACTGTTACCTTGAAATATATCATAATCAGTTAATGGCTTTTCACTACCGTCGGGCTCAACAATTCTATGAATCACAACCCCTGCCTCGGACTGTGCAACACGTTTACCTATGTCACTGTCTGCGTTAACCTTATAGGAAACAAGTTGCGGTTTAAAAGTAAATGCTCCGTTATCTTGTTCTGGTGTGTTAAAATATAACATATCGCCTTTGAAGTAGCCTCTGTGGTCTTCTGGTATTGCTTTTTCAAATGCAGGGAATACCTTTTTCATATTGCCTGCAAACTTTCCAAACCCTTCTGGATCTCTTTGATACCCTGGACGGTTCTTAAGCATCTTCTCAATGTCATCTGCTGACTTGGCTTTACCGTCATAACCTTTTGCAACAAAGCCTGACTTGTCTGTAAACACAAACTGGCCTTTCTCATCTCTACCAAATATAACTGCTGGTGAGCCGTCCCATTTGATTGTAAGTGATTGTGTGTTACCTTTTGTTAATCCTATAATAGAATCAATAACACGTTTCGCACCTCTGCTACCTTCCCAAAAGATAATATCTTCTGCGTGGTCGATACGAGCACCTTCTCTTAATATGTTATTAAATTCATCAAATTTCATTACGGTAACTGTAGTCCTTCTTTTTCAAAGTAGTCTTTTGCATCTTTAACTAGATTCTCATAGTTAGGATCTGTTTTAATTTTCTTGTTGATAGTTTCAACACTTCTCATATCTTCAGCAGTTGCACCATCACCCATTAAAGTTTTAGCTACCTCGGTTGGATCTTTAGTTACAGGTTGGTTAGTAATTCTATCTACTAATCCGTTTGTTGGTGACCATTTGTAACCTTGTGCTTTTGCAATACTGGCTATCATGATCATTCTGTGTTGTCCTTTGAATTCACTGTCAGCCGCACCACGTAGGGCAAACTGCATAAACTTAGGATCACCAAACATTAAGTCTGTTTGTACAAATCCGTTCTTTGCATCTCCATTGATAGGAGTTTTAAAGTGTACACTGATACCTGTCTTTGCTATCCAGGCTCTGTCTTCATCATTGGGTGCGTTCTTATCTTTCCAGGCTTTTAGTTTTGCTACTAAACCGTTCTTGTCAACGTTCTCTTTGTCAACTGCAACGTCTAAGTCACCTGATGTATCTTTGATACCAGTTGAACCTAGCATAAAGTTTACATGATCAAGTCCTGTGATTTTTTCAAGCCATTTAAGTGTAGGCTCTACATCTGCTTTGTTTATTCTTTTGGTTGCTTCAGCACCATCTGGTGTCTTGAATACGTTACCACCTTCGTTAAGAATTTGCATTGTCGTCATCCTTTTGATGGGATTCTATAATTTTATCAACACCACGTTTAAATTTTCTAGGGTCACCACTTCTAATACTATTGATAAAGCGTCTTTCCAATTCCTGTGCAGTTTCTTGATCGTAGCTTTCTGCTATCCTATTCAGTAGGTTTATAGCACTTTCAATCAAGTTATTGCCTGTAGATTGGATCAAAGCATCGTTATTAGTTGTACGATGTATCTGATTCAGCTCTTCTAGTATAGATCGTGTACGTTTTCTCATAGTCAAATTCCCTTATACTGTATTTAGTGTTAGAACAACGTAAACTTTCCTTAAAGAACAGTATTGGAGCGGGTAGTCAGAATCGAACTGACAGCATCAGCTTGGAAGGCTGAGGTATTACCACTATACGATACCCGCATTGTTGTATATATACTACAATCTTATTCTGTGCTTGTCAAGTGAATTATTAACTACTACGATAAATATACTTGCAATGGAGGGC